GATCGATACGATCGGGGTCGGCGGCGGCGTGGCCGATCGGCTGCGCGAGATGGCCGACGATGGGTATGAGGTGATCGACATTAACAGTTCAGAGGCGTCTCGGCAGCCGGAGCGATATGTCAACCTGCGGGCGGAGATGTGGGACAAGGCCGGCCGGACGCTGTCTGACGGCGACGTCGATCTGACGTATGACGAGCCGCAACTGCGGCACCAGCTCTGTACCCCCGTCTACAAGTTCCGAAACGGCCGGCTCCAGGTCGAGGCCAAGGAGGACATTAAGGAGCGGCTTGGCGTCAGCCCCGGGCGGGCGGATGCGTATGTCATGGGGCTGTACCTGCTCGATCGGGTCGAAGAACAAAAACGGGTCAAAGAACGCCGACGGCGACGGCATTACGATCGGGATAGCGCGGCGTCGGCGATGGCAAGTTGAGAGTAGGCTCTGGGCTTTAGCCAGATCCCAAGGCCCAAAGCCCAAAGCCAAAGGCCTAAGGCCTATTTTGGACAGGAGAACAGGATGGCGACGAAGAAAAAGATAGCGGCACCTGAGGCCATGCGGGTCGATCGAGAGCAGGCGTTTGAGATGTATCCCAACCTGGCGTGGGACGTGCAGGCCTCGAAGCGGCTGGCGCAGAATGGTCTGGCCCGCAAGCGGGATCGGATCCGGCAGGACGAAGGCGAGGAGGGCGAACCCGCCGAGGACTAACGCATGGCCACCAAGCCGATGAGTGATGATAAACTGGTCGAACGGGTGAAGGAGTTCTGGAATCAAGGCAGAACCGACAACCAGGACTGGCGGCGGCGTGCCGTTCAGGGCCGGCAGTTCTACCTGGGCAAGCAGTGGGCCAGTGCGGATATTGCCAAACTCAAGGCCGAGGGCCGGCCATATCTGACGATCAATCGGATCCTTCCGGCGATCAATGCCTTGTCCGGCGCCCAGCGTCAGAACCGGCAGGACCTGCGCGTCTTTCCACGGAGTGGGGCGACGGTCCAGGCGGCGGACGTTCTGACCGCGCTCGTTAAACACGCGCTCGATACAACCAACGCCCAGTGGGAACTGTCTGAGATGTTCGTCCACGGCTGCATCAGCGGGAAGGGCTGGCTGGCCTTCGGGGTGGACTATTCGGAAGATCGAACCCACGGAGACCTGACGATCCGGGCGATTGATCCGCTGTCCGTCGTCGAGGATCGGGACGCCAACGAATATGATATCAATGCGTCGGCCAAGTTCGTGATTCGGGAATACTGGCAGGACCGGGATGAGCTGGATCTGCTGTACCCCGATAAGACGGATGATTTTATCAAGGGAGCCTTGGATCCCGCTGATCCGTATAACGCCGAGGACGTCGCCCCACCGCGCAACGAGGACGAGGAGGATTACGGCGACGAGGACAGCAGCCCGGTCCGCAAGTTCCGATACCGCGTCCGCGAGTGCTGGTGGCGTGATTATCGCCGGGTAGTGCTGGCGGTGGATCTGGCGTCGGGCAACGTGATCGAACTGGAGGCCCGGGAGGCCAAGCGGGCCCGAGAGATCGCCAAGGGCATGGCCGATCGGCTGAGGATCATCGAGCGCGTAGAGCCGGTGATGCACGTGACAACCACGATCGGTCACGTCGTCCTGGATCATGTCGATAATCCACTGAACGGGCTGCCGTGTTTTCCGTTTGTGCGGTTCACCCCCTATCATATTGCCGACAACATTATGGGCGTGGTCGATAACCTGATCGGACCACAACAGGAGCACAATAAGCGGCGCAGCCAGGCATTGCACCACTTGAACAAGACGGCGCACAGCGGCTGGATCGCCGACGACGACGCCCTGACACCCACAGGTAAACTGGACCTGCAGGACTTTGGATCCAAACCGGGGACGGTGATCTATAAGCGGCCGGGATCTCTCGTTGAGCCGATCCGGCCGGTCGAAATCTCCGCCGGCCACCTGACGCTTGATCAATTGAGTAGCCAGGATATTCGGGACGTCTCGGGTGTCAATAGCGATCTACAGGGCCAGCGGTCCGAGCGGGCAGAATCCGGCCGGGCGATGCTACTGAGACACCGGCAGGGCATGCTCGTCAATGAGATTGTGTTTGATAATTTCAGCTACAGCCTGCAATTGGTGGGGGACCTGCTCGTCAAGCTCATTACGATGGGGGCCGACGATCGCAAGAGTTATATCTACTCGGACGAGGAGATCGCGGCGATCTGCGGTAAGGAAAGTATCAACGTCGATCTGGCTCAGCTTCGGACGTTTTCAATGGGACGATACGGCGTTCAGGTCAGCGAGGCCGCGAACCTGCCGACGAGCCGCATGGCGAATTATGAGATGCTTCTGGAGACGGTGAAGATCGGAATCCCGATCAACCCGATCCATATTATCGAGGCGTCGGACTTGCCGAACAAGGATGCAATTATTGCGGACCTCCAGGCGCAACAGCAGGCGGCCGCCCAGGCCCAGGCGCCGATGGCCGGTGGGATGCCGGGCGGAAGCGGCGACGTCAATGGGCCGGGGTCGGGAAATCCCCTGGGGCCAAGCGGGCCCGAGGAATGAGGGACGGTATGACAGCGGTGGACCAGATTACGGATTTTGTCGAAGAGTTGCTCGAAGAGAAACCGAACTTCTACGGCAAGGTCGTCTTTAATTTCAAGGCCGGCCGCGTGCCGGTCGTTACGGTTGAGGAAAGTATCAAATTGGATGGCGGGACACGGGACAAAACAGGCCCTAGTCCCATCGGGCCCAAAGCCTAAAGCCTAAGGCCCATTTTAACAAATGAATAGTCCATAGGGACGATTGCGAAAAGCAAACCCCTGTCTTTGGTCGTGTTCGCACGGCTGAGGGCGGGGGTTTTTTTTTACCCGAACCCGCGTCGGGCAAGTCGCGGAGCAGCCCCACCATGCCGGGGTAAGGCATGAGTATCGGGACCGACGCCCCGTTATGCGGCGGAGGAGTGTGAGTGATGGCAGACGAAGTCAAAGAGAGTGCGGTAGTTGCGGAACAGGAGCCCATAGAAGAGGTCCTGCCGGCTCCGGACGGTCCCAGCCCAGAGATGGATGATTTGTACGGACCGGACGCGGCGGAGCCTGGGGTCGAAGAAGCACCGGTGGAACCAGCGGTCAAAGATGCACCTGAGTTCAAGGGTGTGGTTTCTGACCTGGCGGAACACCGCCAAGCCCTTCGTGCAGCCCAGGAGGCCAACCGGCTGCTCGAGGAGCGGCTGGCGGCAATCGAGGCCAGGCAAGCGGCCCCGGACGAGGCCCCCGCGGCAGACCCGGAACCCGACGACGACGAGCTGCTCACCGTGGGTCAGCTCCGAAAGATGCGGGAAGCGGACCGCAAACGGGACGACGAGGCGGCCCAATCGCGGGCGATCGCCGAGATGGGTCAGCGGCTCGTGGTGATGCAGGAGGAGTTTACCAAGACACTGCCTGCGGACGAATCCGCCGGCGGGCTCGACCTGCAATCGGTCATCGAGCAGGGTTCAGCCAACCTGAGCGAGGGGCACAAGCTTGCCATCCGGCAGAGCAAGAATCCCGTTCGGGAGGCGTATGAGTTGTGCATCCTGGCGAACCCAGCCCTGACCGAAAAACGCACCGCACTACGGAATGCACGTCTGCTCGCCTCACTGAAAGGAAAACGACAGGACAGTGGCAGTACCGAACCCCGACGTAGGGGACCTTCATCACGGGTGGCCCAGGCAGTTGCCGGCGGAAAGGCCATTGAGCAACTGCTGACGAGGCCGCTCGCCGAGCTGCGGCGAGAACTCGAAGAAGAAGAGCGGTAGCTGCCGGGACATTCAACACTGAAAGGAAACGACTCAAATGGCAGATACAGCAATCAGAAGTGACAATGCCTTGACGGTACAGAAGTGGTCGGCCGCTCTGTTCAAAGAGGCGATGAAGAATGTGTTCTTCGGTCGGTTCGTGGGCAAGAGCGAGGACAGCATCATCCAGACCAAGACCGACCTGACCAAAGAGGAAGGCGACAAGATCACCTTCGGGCTGCGGATGATGCTCGACGGTCAAGGCCGGTCGGATGATCAGGACCTTGAAGGGTACGAAGAAGCCCTGACGTTTCATAACTTCTCGGCGACCGTCCACCTGCGTGCGAACGCGGTCAAAGCCAAAGGCAAGATGTCCCTTCGGCGGACGCGGTTCGAGATCATGGAAGAGGCCCGGTCGGCGTTGTCGGAATGGCTGACGAATACCATCGACAACGATACCGTTCTGGCCCTGTCCGGGATGGCGAATCCGGCCGTCAAGGACGATGATGACGGCGTGGTCGCGGCGGTGGCTCCGGTGGCGGCCCGGCGATGGGTTGGCGGTCAGACCACGGCCGGGGTCCTGTCGGCGAACCTGGCGACCGATGCCAGTCTGAGCACGGCCGCGAATTATCTGTTCGGGACGTGTGTCATCTCCACCATCAAGCGCAAGGCGCAGCTCGTCCGGCCGAAGATCCGGCCGGTCCGCGTGGACGGCAAGGACATGTACGTCATGCTCATCCATCCGTATCAGGCCAAGGCCCTCAAGAACGAAGCGGCCTGGCTGAGTGCGCAGCGGGACGCGAACCTTCGGGGGGCCGATAACCCGATCTTCTCGGGCGCGTTGGGGATCTGGGACGGCGTGGTCATCCACGAGTACGACCGCGTCCTGACCCGGCTCGGGGATGGCGTCGGCACCGACCCGACGACCTTCTTTGAGAGCGGGGACCCGCTGCCGAGCGGGATTTACGGGGCGCGGTCGTTGTTCCTCGGTGCCCAGGCGGGCGTTCATGCCTACGCGCAGTACCCCGGCTGGTACACGAAGAACTTCCAGTACGGGCGAGTTCCGGGCGTCGCGACGGACCTGATCTATAACGTCGCCAAAACGAAGTTCAATAGCCTGGACTTCGGCATGATCGCCGTGGACACGTGCATCATTCCGGACTAGCGGCGGGCGTTGGGTAGGTAGGTAGGTAATATGTTCGGCCCGGGTGTCCGGCACGTGCCGGCACCCCGGCCCTTTATCACGAAAGGAAAGAACCATGCACGGATTAAAGCAGTTCAATTTCAGCGTTCGCGACGCGATCGGTAAGGAGTTCGTGTCGGGGCTGAAGGTCTCGATTCTGACCGCGGGTGGGGCGATCGCCACGATCTACTCGGATGAGGCGAAAACCGCTCTGACGAACCCGATCACCAGTACGGCGTTTGGGACAGCCAAGGGCCAGATCAAGTTCTGGTCGGCGGGGACGGCATTCGACATTGAGATCGTTGACGAGAGGGGCGGCCATGCGAAGGTCCAGGACTTCAACGGCAGTGACCACCTGATCGTGTTCGACGCGACCCGGAAGGACGGTCAACTGGCGTATGCGTCCGTAGCGGACAGTGCCGCGTTCGCCAACACGACCACTGAGGCCGTAATTGCCGAGACCACGATCGACGGCAATGATCTGAAAGCAGGCGATATTCTCCGCATCAAGGCATCAGTTACGGTGGCGGGCGTGGATTCGACGCCGAACCTGACCTTGGCCCTGCGTGTGGGTGGTCTGGCGGCGACGGTGGATGGCGAGGAAATTTTGACCACCGGAGCCTGCGCGGTCCTGGCCGCCGGCACGGGAGTCCTCTGGTGCGACGTCATTATCCGCATCGCCGGATCTGGCGGCCATGTGGCGGCACACGGTATGTATGTTCTTGGCGCCCAGAATACGGCGACAGCCAAGGCATACATCAAAGCCGATGCCGCTGAGGCCCTCAATCTGGCGGCTCTGCCGATCAAGCTGACAGCGGACTGGAGCGCGGCTCACGCCAGCAATACGATGAAGTGCAACCTGCTGAGCGTCGAGGTCATTCACAACGGGAACGTGTAAACCAAACAGACTTTAGGCTTTGGACTTTGGGCTTTCGGGTCCAAGGTCCAAAGCCGAAGGTCCAACTTGAGAGCAGACCTTAGGCTTTAGATTTTGGGCTTTCGGGTGTGGTGCGCCAAGTGTGATTATTCGGTGATTATGAGGAGTATTTCATGGCGATTACTAAAGCGACTATCATGGCAGATGCGATTGCCCGAACCAACCGGACGGAAGTCATTTCGATTGACACGTTCCTCAAGGCCATCCTGTACGACATTTCCACACGCGGGCCTTTTCTCGAAAAAACAGGGAGCGTTACCGTTCTGATTAACACGAGTTCAATTGCCTTGCCGACCGATTTTCGGTCGATCCTTTCGGTAATTGACGCTTCAGACAACGTTCTGACGCCTATTCCGTCGCTTCCGGTCTATCTGGCCCTTGTGGATAACAGTTCCGCGACCGGTACACCCATCCAGTACATCATTTTCAACGAAAAAATCTACGTTTATCCCAAGGCGGTGGCGGCGGCGATACTGACCCTCTGGTATCGGTATTACGCCAACGACGTCAATGCTATCGCACTCCCCGACCATTTTCAGGAGGCGATTACCGAAGGGGTCTGCTGGAAGATTTACGAGGCGGTGGGCGAAGGCGCCACCAATGGAGCGGTTCATCAGGCGAATTACAACGCAGAGCTGGCCAAACTCACAATCCGGTATGCCCAATATCGGAACAACCACGCGGGCGTGATGGAGCCGGCGAACCTGCCGGGGTAAGCGGGATGACGAAAACCGAGATATTCAAGCTGGTGATCGAGCGGATCAGCCCGCACGGGGCCGCGGTGCGGACGATTGACGACGAACTCGTCGGGGTGCTCCGAGACCTATCGGTCCGTGGAGAGCATCTTCAGACCACAGCCGAGATTACGACCGCGGCGGGGACGACGTCGTATTCGCTGCCGGCGGATTTTCGCCACGAGGTGATGGTGAGCCTGGCCGGCGGGGACGCGCTGGTGCGGATGAGCTTCGGGGACTATCAGACAGAGCTTGCGGACGATCGGCCGGTCAATGCCTGGGCCGTCGGGACAACCTACGGCCTCGGCGAGCGGGTTACGTACAACGGCCTGACCTGGGCGAGTGAACGGGCGGACAATATCGGCCATACGCCGTCGGCGGGCGCGTGGTGGGCCGAGGACCTGGCCGGCCGGGGCGAGCCGCAAGCCTACGCGATTTGGAACAATCAGCTCTATGTGGCGCCGATTCCCGACGGGATCTATACGATCGACTTGGCGTATGTGTATTTTCATGGCGGGGATTTGGCGGCGATCACTTTTTCGGATCGCTATCGTGAGGCAGTTGTTCAAGGCGTCTGTGCAGCCCTCTGGGTCGGACAGCTCGGATCGAGCGAAATTGCGGCAGACAGGTGGACCCAGCATACCGAGCGGTATGAAGCCGAACTGGCCCGGGCGTCGGCGGTGCTGCGGCCGGTGCATCGGTCGGTTAGGTATCGGGACCTGTAGTGGGTACTTAATGGGTACTTAAGGAGTAATCCATGACTTTTACAAATACTTTGGAAACGAACAAACCCACCGGGGATCAATCGCCGACGTTGCTCGATGAGATGATTCGGACGGGAACGAAAGCGGCGATTGTGGAACGCTTGGCGGTCGATCACGATATGACCGAAGCGTCTAATACCTTGAACGGAGACACCGTCGGTAAACACAAGAAGATTTCATTCGTCGAAACAACCAAGCCCACCGCCGTTGCAAACACCGCCCATCTGTACTGCAAGGAGGTCGCGGGCCAGACGGAAATGTTTTGGGAAAGAGAGGATGGATCGACCGAAAAGCAACTCACGGTTTCGGGCCACCTGAATATCGAAGCGGCGGATATTCCCGACGATCGGATCACCAAGGCGATGATTAACGCCGACGTGGCCGGGGACGGCTTGATCCAGTACGGTGACGGATCGCTCAACGCCAATGTTGATGACGTGACGATTGAAGTCAGTACGGACGTGCTGCGACTAAAGGCCGCGGGGATCACTGGGGCCAAGATTGCCGCCGATACGGTGGCGGCTGCGAATATGCTCTTGCCGGCGAAGGGGGCCAGTGCGTCGTTTATTGGAATTCCGGTGATGGCCTCCGGATCATACAACGGTACAGACCCCACTCCGATCGTCATCACAGCGTTTCCAACGGGGACGAAGATCAGGCATATCGTCATTCGCAAATTAGGCGCGGGGGCATCATCGAATGGCGTCGAAGCAATCGCGTATGGATCGTTGGCCTCCCCGTCGGTGGCAGTATGGAATCAGGCAGACTATACGATGTATGAATCCGGTCAGGTGACAGTTTCAGGCAATACATTCACTGTCAACGATAACGACGACGTCAATAAGAGCGGCGTGGATTATGTTTGGTTTGCCTTGGGTGTCTGGAAGGGGTCCGAATCTTAATGCGTCAGGAATATCCTATATTTTCGCCGGTGATGGGCCTGAAGGAGGATGTACCCTCCCTGTTGCTGGCCTCCGCGTTCACGCCGGACAACCTGAATATCGTCATGCAGGACGGCGAAATCCACCGGGCCAGGCGGCCAGAAAAGGAACTGGTGAATGGAAGTCTTGTACTCGTGCCCGTCACCGACGCCAATCCGATCCTGCTCTTTCATTGGTATCTGAAGTCCGACGGAACAGGTAAACTGCTGGCGTTCACGGCGGCCCACGTTTACTCATGGAACGGCGGAACGCTCAGTTGGGATACCGAATGGACATGCGGCTCGGCCTGCACTGATTGGTCTGTAGTCACCTTCAATGACATCTGTATCGCTACAAATAACGTCGACAAGATCCTCTCCTGGTCTGGTTCGGGCGATTTCGCGGCCTTGGGCAGTTCCAGCGGTCTTGAATATGCCACCGGCAAGTACCTGACCAAGGCGAAGTTCATAACCGCGTTTGAAAACTATCTCATTCTTGGCTACACGGTTAAGGATGGCACAACAGATCCGTCAGATATTACCTGGTGTGCCTTGGGCGACCACACCAATTGGCTGACGGGCGACAGTGGATCGGGTTCAATCTCGGGCGCGGATGCGATCAGTGGCTTCGGACAGCTTGACAACTTCCTTGTGATCTTCAAGACCCGGTCCATTCATCGGATGTGGCTGACTTCGTCCGATCTGATCTTCAATATCGCGGCCATGAACCGGACGGTCGGATGCGAGGCCCCCCATTCGATCGTCAACGGCAACCGCGGCGAATTGTATTTCTTTGCCAGTGACTTTACCTTTCGGGCGATGGGTGGAGCCGGGGGAGAGATGGCCGTTATCAGTGAGAACGTCGCGGACCATGTACGCGACATTCCAGATAATTATGTCTCCGCGATCGCGGGGGCATTCTATCCGAAACTTCGACTCGTGCTGTGGGCCATTCCGGCAGCGACGGCCGCTTCGGCGGTAAACAGTATTTTGCTGACGTATCGGGAGGGCGTCTGGACGAGACACGATACAGTTGTCTCAGCCTTCGGCGTGTATAAGCGGGGGACTGGGTACACGATCGACACGATTCCATTCGCGTCGATCGACGGGATAACCTGGCCGACAATCGACAGTACCGAAGCCTTATCAGGCTACATGCCACAAATATGCGGCAACTACTCCGGCAATGTCTACACGCTGTTTTCGAGCGAGACAGAGGCTGGCGGCGGATCCTATACGGGGTTCGCGGTTCTCGCGACGGACCTCGCTGGTGGACAGGGGACGTCGATTTATAAGCGGGCACTTCGGCTGAAAACCTATTGGCGAGCGGGCCTGGTCGATGGGCAGATGGCAACGATTTACGCCCAACTTGATCACGAGGGCACCTGGCGAACGATCGGGACGGTGCAGTTGTACGATGCGGCGGTCGGCGATAGCAACGATGTGATCATCATGCGGGAGCTGCCGTGCGATCTTCGAGCAAAACACTTTCTGTTCAAGATCGAGGCGGCGAACCCGTTCATGTTCGTAGGGCTGGTGACAGAGTTCATTGTATTGGGGAATCGCTAATGTCAGTGCGTGGCTCAAAAACACTGTTACTACCAAGGATCGGAACGGTTACTACGCTGACCCAGGTCGAGGAGCTGCTCCGGGAAATACTTCGGCAGATGGAAGAATCGCATCGTCAGGCGTTCGATGATCTGCGGGATCTGGATCGACGAGTAACAACCTTGGAGGCCCCATGAGTAGCGACTTTGACGAACGATTTCGAGAGACGGTGATCCAGGGCGTCCTCGCCCTATTATGGGCTGGCCGGCTATCGCAGCAGCCGGGGGCGGCGATGCGGGCGGCCCTGCATCAGAAACTCTACGAGTATTCCACGGCTCGCCTGGCGAGCGAGGTCGCGAGCGAGATGGATGGAGTGCGAACCCATTAGTTTATCTGAACTGGACATTTTGCAGGCCGTTGTGCAGCGACTGACGCCCTACGGGGCGACGATCGAGGGCATTACCGCGGAATTCGCGCAGGTCATGTTGCAGCTATCCAGGGAGGCGGACTTCCTGCATACCTCGGCGATGTTCGAGACGGTCGCTGGATCACAAGCCTATACCATCCCCTCTGATTTTAAGCACGAGTGTGAACTCGTCGTCGCCGGCGGGGCTCGGCTCCGGCAGATCAGCTATGAGGACTGGCAGCGAAAGTCTGGCTCCGCCGGCCAGC